AGAAGTTATCTATATCTTGAGACGGTGATAAAAAACTTCCCAGGAATGAATCGTTTTTTTACGGGGAACTTTTTGGATTGTGCGAAAACTTCCCAGGAATGATTTTTTTTTGCGACCTCCTGCGAAATTTGATAGGACTTTTGACATGAATCTCAATTACAAAACAAAAGCAACTTACTCACAATGACCGTCTGCTCCAAATATTACTACTGTCAGCAAGGGAAGGACTGGAAAGATGGTGGTTGGTTTGAGGGGGACTTTCACATCTGGGTCAAGAACAAGAAGACAGGGGAAATCATAGACCCACATTTCCCAGAACATCACGACCTATGCCGTATCAACGGATTAGACATCACCAAACCCGTCTATCGTCCGTGGAGCAATCAGAAGAAGATGCTTCACGAGAAACTCTGTGGATACTACCTCCCCCTGTGTCTCCCAATCTTGGTCGAGACGTATGCTGAAAATCCACGATATCTATGTTGTGCCCAGAACTCACTTGCTTGGATCAAGGCGAAACCAGAACGCGAGAAGACTCATACGCTTGTCATTGGGTCTATGGGGTGGAAGAACAAGAATGAACCAGGATGCTGGTATGAATGGGGGTAGGATGTCATTATGATTACAAGTAGATAGGATAGTTTTTTTTCTCTTCTGGGAAGTTCTCAAAACTTCCCAGGAATGAGTTTTTTTTTGCGACCTCCGCCGAAATTTGATAGGACTATTTTGATGATCCTCAATTATAAACACAAAAGCAACTGCGAAATTTGATAGGACTTGAAACACAACTCTCAACTTACGAAACACGAAAGATGTCCCCTCACTCAGCTCGCGGTCGTGCTCAGATTCTCACAATCAACACGAAGTCCATCGTGGGTCAGCACGAAGACCCTCAACCCGTTCCTGACAATCTGAAGTTCGTTAAAATCCCGACCTCGGAGCGATTTAGAAAAATGTGCTCCACGATGTGCGATTTGGATTACGAGTTAGCAAATGCGTATCTGTGGCATAAGCGATTTCTCTGTCAATTAAGATGCCTCCGCGGAATGAAGGAGAAGATGAAGGATCCAGAGTTTATTGCCAACTGTAAATTTAAACTACCAAAGGTATTTGAGGGTCAGGAATGGTTAATCCAATTGACCCAATACAGAATGACCCATTATAAATTATTGTGCGATTTCTGGCACGCGATTGCACAGGAGGAATATGCGAAAATACCTATCATAGTGAGTTGTTTGTGTGCGAATGCTGACAGAACTGACGAGGCGGCATCGGAACTCGTTGAAATGGGAGAAATCAACGAGGGGCAATACAAGGAAGTTATTGAGGATATCGGTGAGGATTATAGGATATACGATAAGATGTGTAAAACGGCAAACAGAGATATTACCACTTGGGTCAGGTTTAGGAATGCTGTTCGAGAGAACAATCCACCTCCGAGTCTGATAGCGGAATTCATAGAGGAGGTTGAGAAACCTGCTGAAGATGTATTCGTGTTTCACGAGGACAAGTCAGAGCTAGAGATGAATGTGGAGATATAGATATCATTATGATTACCAGTAGTTAGGATTATTTTTTTATCCCAAATGGGAGATCCTGCGAAATTTGATAGGACTTTTGACGAGACTGTCAATTAAGAAACAAGCAATCAGGAAATTTGATAGGACTGAGAAATTTGATAAGCACATATCTGAATAAATCACACTATGGATCTCGCAATTGGAACTAAAGTTGAATTCGGGCGATACAAAAGCGGGAATCCGAAGACGGGGGAAATTATCAAGGTGAATAAGAAGACTTATCTTATCCAGTATCAACAATTTCGCGGTCACAATTACCCACCCGCCGATGTCAAGGTCAGGGTTAGTAAATCACTCGTGAATCCTATCCAACCCGTCCAAGAGGAACCTGAGGTCGAATGGCACAAAGTGATTGACCGTATGAACGAAGAACTCGCTGAAGAGCAAGAGAGAAATAAGAAGGAGGAACAGAAGCTCCGAGATAGAATCAAGGAACTAGAAGAGAAACTCAAACACAGCGAAATCGTCATTAGTGATATTGCAGAGAGGTATGAGCAACAAGCGTGTGCCGAGTGTGGATTGCTAGTTAGTGTTGAATGGATTTGCCCCGATCACCAGAAATGCGAAGCGTGCTGTTCTCTAAATAAATGTAATGTGGATAGATATGGTCCCGACCACGGAATACCTGAATAGTATCGTTATGATTATCGTTTAGTTAGTTAGTTTTTTATCTCTAGAATGTCATATGATACAGCAACTCAAATTTGATAGGATTGTGAGTGATGATGACCTCAAGAAACTTGCGGGACAATATCTTGGGGATGAATGGATACATAGGGAGATTGATCGTGATTGCGATATATACGATTCTGAAACGAATGAGTTGGTCTGCTCCTTTCGTCGAAAGAGAGTATCTGTTGCTCTTACAACTCTGGCTATCCATACTCTCGCACCGTTGGCAGTCGCTTCAAGGGGTAGAGGACTTGCTGCTGGTCCTATAGACCCTGAATCTAAGTATTGGAAGAAGAGAACTCTTGTGAATACGAAGGGATGTCGCACAGGATATCTGAAACCAGATGGCACTCCCTCCAAGATGAAGGTCAATAATCAAGTCGGATCGATTGCTCTGGGATACTTTGACAAGACTAAGGCACTCGGGGTGGATAAACCATGTCGTCTAACATATCACACAAACCATAGTCTCAAACAATATGAGATGGGATTACCTTTTATTGATGAGTTGGATAGATGGTATAAGAAGATTACTCCTGAGAAACATGCGATACAACTTGAGAGAGCAAATACTCACCCCAAGTATAAGATACGCAAGACTGCCTATAGCACGATTACCGTGAATCGAACATTCAGAACTGCTCTTCACAAGGATAAAGGAGATTATGGAGGGTGGGCGACCCTGTCTGTGTTAGAGCACGGCAAATATAGAGGAGGTCTTTTTATGATCCCCGCATATGGGATAGGAATCAATATGAGAGAGGGAGATGTCCTCGTGGCTGACGTCCATCAGTATCACTGTAATAGCGAGATATGGACTACTCCCGAAGATGATGCCTATAATGATTCATTACCCGAACGATTCAAGATTGATACAGAGGTCGGCACACTTGGTCTCGATAAGAAATATTCAAGGATCTCTTTTGTTTGCTACTTGAGGGACAACTTGAAGAATTGCGATGCCTAATGCGTTTAGATGTTAAAATTAAATTACACAGAAGTATCATATGAGCATTCACAAGAGTCATTCAAAGCAAGAGTTAATTGATATCATCAATGACCTTCAAATCACCAAGATTGAGTTGTCCCACTCTGATTCGAAATCAGACACTCAGACCAAGATCCTAGATTATCTGAGTGATAACAATTCAGATGAGTATGGGGAGAATGTATTCAAGATAAGGTCTAGTCACGAGTTAGGGATATACTTGATGAACCCTAACCCTAAGAAGAATCTATCCGTGAAAGATAAGGCAGTCGTGATGGGAATCTGTAAAGAGATCACCAAGTTTGCGAAGTGTAATTACATAGTAGAGAACACTCGTTATGCTAGTCTTCAAGAGTTAGAAGATGACATGTTATACATCGCTCAATATGGAGATCTGCCTTCGGTGAGACGAGCCGTGAAACTGATGAATGACAACATACAAAGGACTCGTCATTGGACTTGTGTGATTAGTCCTCAGATGAAGAAAGTCATCGAAGAGAAAGAGAAGCAGAAGTATTCTAACTCGTATCACGCAACCTTTCGCAGAGGTGAATTCACTCTCACGTTTGATTGAGAAATTTGATGGGACTTTTGACAGAACTCTCAATTAAGAAACAAGATGACCGAAGCATATGAAATCGTCCCGTGCTGGTGCTCGTGCTGTGATCTCGTATCTTATGCCGATATACTGAAATGTTGTATCAATCCCACGGAGACGGTGGAATACTGGGACTATGAAACTGGCATAACGACGACAGTCATCGCAACGAAAGGATATTGTGCTAGTTGTAATGGGGGACTATGGGACACGACTCCGCCTGATTTCAAGTATGATGAGAATCCACCATATTCTCGCCCGATTCATAGGACTAGGAAAGATTGAGAAATTTGATAGGACTTAAACGTTTGGTTTTTATATATAGCATAGAGTATGGAACCGATTGATTTGATTCAGCAAAAGCGAGAACTCACGGCTGGGACTCTGAAGAACTACAAGAGTCAGTTGAATACGATGGTTAGACTTGCGGGAGATAAGTGGTGGGAGAAGGATCCCAAGGTCGCCATAAAAGCGATTGATAAGTCAGGGAAGGCGGATACGACGAAGCGGAGTCTGTTTCAGATTGGTCTGGTCTTGATGTTGTCTCTCGATGAGAAAGAGAAGGGCGAAATGTTTCGTAAGGAGATGGACGCTTTCAAGAAGAAGTATGACGACGCACACAGGGAGAGTCCTGATGATGTCATCTCCACGCAACAAAAGGAGAATATGATTTCCTATGAAGAGCTCAGGGATTATATTGATAAGGTCAAGAGTGATGTCGGCGAAGAGACAGGCAAAGAACTTCATATGGTTTATGCGATACTTGAATCTCTGATTCGGGTGCCTGTGAGAAACGACCACGCAGGAATGATATACACGAACAAGCGTGATTACCAACACGAGAGAAAACCAAATACGAATTATCTCGTGGATACGGTGAATAAGAAGATGACCTTCTCCTATTATCAAAATGACAAGACTACCAAGACTCGCCCTCAGGAGCATCAAGACTTACCGAAAGATCTTGAGAAGATTTGGAAGGCATACATTAGGAGATGGGGGATACAACGAGGAGATGTCATCGTGCCTCTTACCTCAAATGAACTGTCAAAACTCTTGATTAAGACATCAGAGGAATATATAGGCAAACGAATCTCTACGACTCTCATCAGGAAGATTGTCGTGAATCACAAATTCTCAGACCCAGACTTCAAGAAGAAGAAAGCAGAGCAAGCAGAATTCGCAAAGAAGATGGGTCATAGTGTCAAAGTTCAAGACGAAGTGTATAACAAGAAATAGATTGCGAAATTTCATAGGATTATTTTTGTCTGGATAAGAATATAATGGCGAGTTTTCACACAAAGACCTTCACGAAACACGATGATTATATGACCCCGAAACACGCGTGGGAGGACATCAAGGATTTCATACCCAAGGATAAAGTCATCTGGGAGGCATTCTACGGAGACGGAGCCTCAGGTGAATACTTGAAAGAGTTGGGTTGTAAAGAAGTCATTCACGAGGATATAGACTTCTATGAGTCAGATAGAGGTGAAATGATTATCAGCAATCCTCCCTTTAGTGATTGTAAGAATGTGATGCCTAGGTTGCGTGAGCTAGGCAAACCCTTCATCTTGATTATGCCCTCCTCTAAGATAAACACGAATTACTTTAGGCAAGCGTTTCTTGACGCAGACCCTCCGATACAAATCATTATCCCTCGTAAGAGAATCCACTTTCAGAAGCTCGTAGATGGGGAGCCTGTGGAGACAGAGAACAAGTGTAATTTTGACTGCTTCTATTATTGCTGGAAGATAGGACTTGAGAGAGATATAGTGTGGTTAGAATGATTGCGAAATTTGATAGGATTATTTTTGTATCATAATATATAATCTAGGATATATATATTATGGACGAATCAAAATGGCAACAGGTATGGAAAGTCATCGCTGATGAACCTGTCGAAGAACGTGATCTGTTCTTCGGGCACTGGCATCTACTATGTGAAGGAGATGAGTTAGATGAGGAGAAGGCAAAAAAATCATTAGGGGATCCTGAAAGTGAATGGTGCCTTGATTGGAGCAAAGACATCAAGGAATTAAAAGGTGATGTCTGGGATCTTATGATGATCCAGAATCATCAGGAAGATGATAGAGAAGGGAAATGGATTGAAGAAGAGAAACGACTCTGTGAATTAGATAAGTAATCCCCGATCCTTCAGTATCTTATAGTTCTCAGGGTGCTTGGTCTCTAGCTCAGATAAGTCCTTGTTATGTTGTTTCCAATATCGGAGCATATTCTTTGCTTTGATGATCTCTTTGTTGTCTTGGTATTGTTGCTTCTTTTTCTCCTTGTTTGCGTAATAGTAATTTGACGCACGCTCTCTATTCTGCTTGATGAACTCAGGGTCATCTTTGACTCGCTGATAATTCTCACGATCACGTATGAGTCTCTTCTCGTATCGTCGGATTAATTGTTTTATCTCTTCGTCTGTCAGATTCATAATCTATATCTATACTAGACTATAGATTACCTTTTAAATGGATAATCAAATTTCGGACGGTCAGATTGATTGCTTGGGGATAGTGTTGTGTTTGCTTTATGTTTTGATTTGGGTGATAATATTATCTAGGATATGAGTATAATGGAAGCAAAAGAAGATAAGAAACCTTCAGAGGCTAAGATGCCTAACAAAGACAAAATGAAAGTCCCTGTGATTTTGAAGGTCAAGGATCCTGTCGAGGACAAACGATTTGCCAATATACACGACCATCTTCCCAAGATGCCGTGCTTGGGTCTTATTATCGGTAGTGTTAGGAGCGGTAAGAGCAACTTGCTCGTGAATTTATTTTGTAATGAACTCTTCTACAAAGGTCTCTTTGATACAGTGAAGATCATCTCCAATACACTTCATACAGATAATAAAGGTCAGATGCTCGCGAAATATTTTGATTGTGAAGACCACTATGAGGATTGGATGATTGAAGCAGTGAAACAAGAGCAGAGCATGTATCCGCGTGAAGAGAGACCTTCCTTTGCTCTTGTGATGGACGATATTCTCACACAAGACTTCAGCAAGAGTAATGCGGTGAGTTTCTTCTCCACTCGCTTCAGACACTATATAGATTTGTATCTCATTACGACGCAATCCTTTCGTGCTGTGTCAGGGATGATTCGAAACAACGCGAATGCTGTGTTTATCCTGAGGCAACAAAATCGTATGGAATTGGATAAGATCGCTGAGGAATACGCAGGAATGGTAGGAGGGAAAGAGAACTTTCTGAAGATGTATAAACACATTCACAAAGAACCGTATATGATCATGTATCTTGACCTACAGAGCAACCCTGCTCGGATACTCAAGAATTTTGAGGAAGTGGTTTGGGAAGGAACAGACGAATTGAATATGGACGATTAATTATTTTATATCCTATAAAATAATATGTGAAGAGTTATAACATGGATATAGTCGCTTCAGATCCGACATCACGAGCCAAGGCATACGCGAATCTCCGAGCACAGTTTATAGATGAACATAATCGCAATGTGACATTTCAGCGTGAGCAATTAGCAAAGGATTTACTTGCCGTTGATACAGAGAAGAGAGATCAACTTGCGGAGAGTCGTGAGACAGGTGCGGTTGATGAAGTTCAGCAAGGGATATCTGCGTTCATTGACGCTGGGGCAGCAGCGAGAGCAAATAAAAGTCGAGGACAAGCAAAAGCAGATGCTCTTGCGAAGAAACTAACTGGAAAGACTACGGCAGAACTCGCAGACTCGTTAGACGCAGGTAAATCGGGTAGGTCTATTGCGGAGCGTGAAGGTGCTGAAGTAGGCGAAGAATCTCTCGCTGAAACTGGGGCACAAGTAGGCAAGGAATCGATGGTGAAGGGTGGATTAAAAGGAGTAGGGAAAGCAGCTCTGAAGAATGCAGGAGGTCTCTTCAATATTGGACTCGGTGCGGAAGCGATGGCAGAGGACTTCAAAGGTGGTCAGTTCCACCTAGCAGGAAAGAATGGATTAGAAGAAGCGAGTAATGTGCTTCAAATTGGATCGGGTCTCGCTGATGTCGCCGCATTCGCCTTCCCTCCCGCGGCAGCGGTCGGAGCCCTCCTTGGTGTCGCGTCCAGTGTCGCTGAAGGTCTCGGCAAACGAGAAGAAGAACAAACTCAAGAGGCAACGATTAAATCAAAGGCAGAAAAAGCAAAGGAGAAGATAGAAGCAAGTCGTAAGGATATTGGCAAGTTACTCGCTCCACCTCCACCTCCACCACGACCGACTAGCGTGAGTGCGTTGATTACTCCTGCGGTTTCTGCGTAAATCAAAGTCCAAGCAACTCTGAGATCGCGAACAATCCGATAATGAATGCTGTAGATAAATAGAAGGTTAAAATGACATTCGCCTCGCGTCTCGTCAATTCCATATCGTCCGTGTCATACATTTATACTATAATATGTTTTTTCTCCTGTCTAACATTTATATAGGATAATGTTAGATGCCTACTCAATCTGACGACAGCGATCCACGTCCTAACAGAATACTAATACAGGATATACTCATTATCCTACAGCAACTCAGGATCGATGTATCCCGTGTCAAAGATGATATAGCGTATCTCAAACAGAAATGCTTAGAAGCAGAGGAATCAAAGAAAGGATGGATCTGGTGAATTAGTAGCAATTTGCGTATATCCCACTCGTCTCCATCCATGATGGGTTAGCGTTCCGGATAGTATTCATCACCTCGTTCTTATATTGTTCTTCTGCTTGTTTCTTCTTTTTCTCCTCCTTTCGTTTTTTACGCATCGTTTCCATCGCTATGACTGTCTTGAGTGAGATCTCCTCAAGATCTTCGCGTGTGATATTATCTCTTTTCTTTGCAGGAGTCGGGGATCTCTCCTTAACTGGTTCAGGTTCAGGTTCAGGTTGTTTCGGTTTCGGATTCAACTTCTCCCTCTCTTCTTTTCTCTTCTGAGCATTCGCACGTCTCTTGGCGAGTGCTTTCTCTCTCGCAATAGCGAGCTTCGCCTTATGTTCCTCTGACATCGGTTTCCTCTTCGTTCCGTTTTGGTTTATTCCGCGTGGTTTCCTCAATTTACCCGTAGGAGTCCTCTTCTTGAATTCTGGATCCATAGGATAGATCTCCTCTTGTTGTTGGATCTTAACCTTCTTCTCAGGAGAAGGTTCAGGTTCTGGTTCAAAGAGGTCTTCGTCTTTGGGTGGTGGTTTGATCACGAACTCTGGTTCATCTATAGGCAAAGAGTCCTCTAAGGGGATATCATCGTCCATCAGTTTCTCAACTGTATCATCTTTATATCCTCCTGCTTCTATCATCTTGCCATCGGGCATATCAGATCCACCAGATTTAGCGGTGAGTTGCGGTGATGGCGATTGAGTCTGTGGTTCTGGTTCATCGTTAATGGTGATTTGGAGCGAATCTTCGAGTCTTGGCATGTATATCAAGACCCTAGATTTTTAGAAATATAGAAGAAAACTTTATGAAAACTCAGTTCGTCCGATCACTTCGGTTTTTCTCGGAAATGTAATACAAGTATCGTGGTTCCTGTCAATCCTTTAGCATACTGCTCATTCACATAGCATAGTGAGAGATCAAACGCATTCACCTTGACAGGAGCAGGGTTATTCAGGTCAATATAGACCATATTGTTGGGTTCGAGATATAAGGGTCCCTCAGAGTTAGTTCCGTCAAATCTCGGCAAGTGTGCGATGATGTCTGACTTACCACGTGCCTTGGCATTCGTAGATTCTTGATTGAATCCGTGTAGTCTCACGAAGATTGAAGAGGTCGGTAAGATCTCAGGGACTTTGATGCTAGATACGACTAAGTTGTGTGCGGCATCAATATCAGAGAAATCCACAATTGGACGATTCTGAAACCCGAGCATTCGCGATGCGTTAGCAGCAAACGCACGAGGATAATTGTCCCACATATAAGCATGTTCAGCAGCAGCATTTTCCGCCTGTAGGCGACCCGTGATAAGTATTTGCTTTTGTCTCTCAAAGTTAAATGCGGGTCCCGCTGCCATAGAATCATAGATATAGTCGCTCACAGCACCAGATCCCCCCGTAGCAGAATAATCATACATAGGTCTATCATAAATCTCTCTCGCTGCTTGACGGATTCCAGCTCCCCGTGTCGCACCCATCTTCGTTAATTGCCACGCAGTCTGTCCATAATTAATGCCAGTTAGGTCAGATGTGTCTCCGATCATATTGAATTCAGGCCAAATATTATCCACCCCGTCAAATCTCTCAAAGACTCCGATTTGCCCTGCTCCCGCTGCTCCTCTGTTAGAGATAGTAAATTGAGGGAGAAGAGCCCATTCACTCTGTCCTATAGGTTTCAAGTTGTCTCCCTTGTGTCTCGTTGCATCATATTCAAAGATAGTGTATTTCGTGTGACCAGGATCACTGAGATCCAAATCGTATAATTGAACTCGGACACGCTGACCATCAACCCTAAACAAGACCCCCGTGATGTTGAGTGAATTATCATTCATATTGTATCCGTAATCATTTGAGAAATTAGTGCTCCCGACGACCGCAGCAGAGGCTCCTGTATTATTAGACCCACCTGTGCCATCACCATACCGTAGATCTTGAAGTTTAGGTAGTGCCCTCCACCCATCAGTTCTGGAACGAGGATTTCCACCTTGATCGTCCTCATTCCTTACTGTGTGAAAGAGTCGTAGATGATATCGCGATCCAGGGAGCCCATGCTCGTCTTCTAGCATATTACAAACGACACAAACATCAAAATAATTCAACCATCTCGGTCCTAGTGATCCGTTCTTGAACTTAAACCATATCGGTTTAATGAGACCTTGGTTAGGAGCTGGGTTCTCGAGAGATCCTTGGGTCAATCCTGCTGCGTATCTGCACTCATTCACCCCTAATCCCGTGACTCCAGCAAAACTAAATGCGGCGATACCTCCCTTAAGATTCAAAGGTGGGACATTCATAACGACTGATTGAGGGTTCGCTTCTACAGAATTCACAGTGAAACCCATATCTGTCGCAAGCACTACATTTCTCCCTGTTGTGTAAGGAGGTGCCCGTCTTCCTGGTCCCGCTCCTCCCTGTGTCTGATATCGTCTCTGAGCTCCCCATAGACCATCAATCATTCTAGTAGTATTAGCATAGAGAGGCTGACCGTTAATGCTATTCGTTGGTGCGAAACCACCTGTAGTGATTTGTTCTCCGAAAATAAATTTGAAACCCGTGAATGCCTTTGTTGTCCCATCAAACTCAGGGGTGACTGTAATCCGATTGTGAAGATTTGGGTGAAAGCACGCACGATTCAACTCAATCTGAAGTTCCGATGCCAATCCATGAATATCTGTTGTGACCCTCCCCGCTTGATCTTGAAACAGAGTGACCTCAACGACAGCAGAGGTAGTCTCTGATGCATCACCCGCAAAATAAGGACTCAACGCACTACCCGAAAAATCAGCAGCGTTGCCGAAATACCAGTAGAATTTTCTAGATGATCTTTCACCCATAGACACACTCCCGTCCATATTAATCTTTGCTGATTGTAAAGCAACCTGACAATTCGCGGGTAATGTCAGATTAGACGATAGATCGTTCCTGAATGACCACGGTTTATAGATGGAGGATCTAGCATCGCCTCCCTCTTCCGCGTTGTTGCTACATATCACGAGACTCATATTATACTACTGAACCATATTTTAATTTATCTCAAGCGAAAAATAATCAAACAAGAATACATAATAAGATGCCGAAGAAGTCCCGACCAAGGAAAGCACCCAAGAATGATGAATCAAAACCGAACTATGTCTCCATGCCTGAGCCAATCAAACCAGGATCTCTTGATGTCAAAATAAAAGAGAAAGATATCTTCGAACAAATGGGTGGCAAGAAAGTCAAGAAGAAGTGATAGTATCCATTCCAATATCTATACTATAGAACAAACATAACCATTATATCCTATTTACCCTAAATTACCTTAGATCACAATTAATTACCTTATATATAGTAGTATTATGAGGTATGTGTGAAAAAGTATCTCGTGTGGGAGATCCTAGAGGGTTTTGTCGCCGAGGGGTGGAAAAAGGACTAAATATAAGGTATTTAAAAGTAATCTAAGGTATTATTATAATGAGTAGAGAATTGGTGAATCCGAAGATGATTGATGAAAAAGAAGTTAGATTACTATTGAAGAACATATCCAGCAAAGAGATCATAAATGCATGTGATTTATCCACAAAAGATATGTTTCGTATCTGTCGATGTCTGTCACCTGAACACGCTGAAGAGTTGATTAAGAAGGAGAGGAATTATGCTGGTGCGAAATGTGCTTTAACCAAAGCATTTCCAGTTATGATATCGCAGATGTTTCTCAATTGCCTATGGTGGGAGACCTATGAGTTTGACGGTCCTTCATTTGAGGGACAAGCAGATAGGTCTGAAACATCACGGAGATTCAACACGGTGAAAAAGCAATTATATCGCCTATACGACGAGATGAATAAGGCAGAGAAACAAGCGGAGAAGGTGATGGATGAGAAGGGTTTGATTACTAAACAAGAACTAGAGAGACATCTTGAAGATCAAAAGAATATTCATAACGAACTGATGGATAAGAAGCATATTGAAGGCAGAAATGCCTACAAAACACTCCAGAAAAAAATCGCGGATTACAAGCGAAACGCGAACTATTTTGAAGATATTGTGGATAAGCAAAAAAAACATATCAACTATCTTGAGAAAGAGAACGCAGATCTCATCAGACAACTTTCGTCGAATGCTGTGCCTCCTCAATAACCGTAAGCGTATCATTACCTTTGAATAATCCCCAAGAATAGAATGAATAGAGTTTAATCTCCTTGATGACCTTATCCATATTTCGCTTCGCCGTTCTTTCCTTACAATCCATTTTATATAGGTGCCTCATATGATACTTGATATCATCTGGGACATCAAGACGATTAATATACATTAAGTCACGATATAACGACTCTATTTCATTGTCTCTCATTTTGGAAGACAGGTAGAGGTCGTAGTCCATATCCAATCAATTAGATATTCTCCAGAATCCTAAAATCATATCTTATGGCTCGGGAAGGTCTTCTTCAGGATATTCAAGATCCATTTCTGCCAATTCCTTTGCCTTATCCTCTTTCGAACACGCTTCGGTCATATCATCGGTCATATAGATCCGACACTTGTCTAATCCATTACATATCGCGGGCACAGATACGGGATACGTTTTGCCTCCTGTCTTACTCACATCATAACTCTTGAATTTTGCTTTGAATTGGTGAATGATGTCATCGTCAATCATCGGTGATTGCTCTATCAACCTATCATACTCAGCACGGCAGATCTTCAAGAAGTCGTGAGCATTTTGCCTCCGCTTCGGGTCAAGTGATAATTCTATGCTGATATTTCTCCCTAACTTAGACCAAGCGACCCCACTTGACCTATGGCTCTCCATAGTTTCTGCAACCTTCAAGAAGTTCTGGAGAGTTCCCAATATTCCTGCAAAGATATTTACCGCTCCTATGATAGTAGAGGCAATTGGTTTATCTTCGGGTTTGATAAAAGAATCCATGCCGACACTACTCGCACCCGACAGCGTTGATAAGATAATCACAGGGATACTAAAGGCATAATATCGTTTCCTATATTTCTTCTCTGAACGACCATGGAGCCAACGATAACAACTTGCTTTCTCTGACCAATCTGCTAATAACCTTTCGCACTCTTCGCTCCAAACTTCTTGAAAGACCCCTGACATATTTATATCAGGTTAGATTTTACTTTCAAGAGACAGATATATTTATAGCACAGAGCATCAGTCTTGTTATTGAATTCCCTGTATATTTGAAGATCCCGTTTAGTATATTTGAACGTCCATCTATTCCCCCTCTTTCGATGAGATATATTTTTGTGTCCAGACTTGTTATTCTTATAGTCTCCCTTGTTCTCCATATTCTCTTGTTGTGTCACCCATCTTAGGTTAGATACATGGTTGTTAGTCCTGTTGCGATCGATGTGATCTACCTGAGGTTTATTCTCTGGATTCGGGATATAGTGCTGAGCGACTAGACGATGTGCCTTGTAAGTTTTTTCCCGCCCACGATCACACAGTCTATAACTATAATATCCGGAATCACTCAACTTACCGCATAAGAATATCCCTTTCCTCTTGCTATAAACTCGTCCATCATCGTATATCAGATAATTCGGGTATCCTTCAATCTCCATCTTTACACTTTAGAATAGTTTCAAGTGCTTAAGTCATTTATTTTTTTGTTTCGTATCTCAAGATATTAATCTAATGTAGGTTATAATATGAGTTATTGGTCGTCAGATGACATTGTTAAGGTCGATGAGACCGCTGTTTCAATCCCCGCTGAACAAGGTCTATCTTACACAGTAGGAGCAACGAGTCGCCGTGTTTCTTTTGAAATCCCAAAATCCGTAAAATTCCTGTCGGGCAAGGATTCATATTTGGAATGGGATATGGAGATCAACCATCCTGCCGTCGTAGCAGATGTCGGTAAGACTCGCCTCCAGTTGGATCCTGCAGGAGGGGGGATGATGCTACAGAATATCCGTATTTACACAGCAGACCGAGTTCTCCTTGAAGAGATAAACGAATATAATCAACTAGTCGCTGTCCGTGGGGACTATGATACTGATGCTTCGCGTCGTGGGTCTCGTTCTCTTATGGAGGGTGGCACAGTTTTCAATCAGCAAGGAGGTTCTACTCTAGGAGGTAGTCAAGGTCTTTACACCGACCTTCACACGAATCCTTGGTTCAAGAAAATTTCTAGTGCGGGTCCCAAGACTGGTTATGATGTCGATACGATGAGCAATGTCGTTCATTGCTGTGTCCCTATTCACTCGGGTATCTTTAGTGGTTCTATCTACCCGAATATGCTGACGGGTCTCTACATGGAGATCGATCTGATGCCCGCTGCTCGCATTGTGAAACAGTTGGATAGTGTTGTTCGCAATCGTCGTCGTAATAACAACCCTGTCATTCACACACTTCAGTTAGATAATGCCACGGAGGTCGTGACTCTGGCTGCGGGTGGCGGTGTCCGCACGATTGACGCGATATTCTTTGACTTCAATAACAATATGGATACACTTGATAATTTCCCATTCGTGGTCGGTGAATGCGTGAATTTCGCCCCTCGCACAGTTGCCGCTGGAGCAGATGCGAATATTAACGGTAATGGTGCTCCTGGATATGCTCCTGCCACGATTGCTCGGATTGAGATGGCATCGACGCTAGCAGCTCCCGCTGTCAATCGCGTCAAGGTGACATTCGTGAATACGATTGATAATCTCGCTGCGGGTGGTGGTCGGGGTGCGAGCATCGGCAACGGTGCTGCGGGAGTGAATGAGGCGAGTGTAATGTTCAGTGTCGGAGTCCAAGAGGCAGCATCATTCCCAGTGACATACACAGTTAAGAACCTGAACCTGATCGCTCATCAGGTCGGTCTTGATCCTGCGTATGAGGCAGGTATGCTCCAGAAAGCTCGCTCGGGTGGTAGTATTGAATTTGATATTCATTCCTACACAAACTACAAGAACTCTCTCCTTGCTTCGGAGCGTCAAGGCACATTCCTGATTCACGCGAGCAACGCAAGGGCGAAGGCAGCTCTTATCGTCCCAACTGATTCTACCCCTTACACAGAACCACAACTCGTATCATCTTCTACGACTTATGAGGTGACAAGCGACGGAATGGATGTTGTTCTCAACTCTGCTCGTCCTGGGATTGCGGGATGCTGTGATTTCCTGTCATCGGTTCAGTTCCAGTTGGATGGCAAACTCGTCCCAAGTCGTCCTGTGAGCACGAAGAAGATCGCAACTCGTGAATCTATTGATGCCTTCCACCTGTTTGAACTGGAGAAGACTCTCGACAATTCTGGGATCACCCCTCACTCTTTCAAGGCATTCATGGAGAACTTCCTCATCGGTCGTGGATTCGCAGTCAATAATGGGGTGATGGACTTGCGGGACAAAGACTTCTCTGTTATCCTTGATTACTCAGATCAAAATGCTCCGACAAAACCCAAGATGTTCTCAACTTTCGTGCATCACATTCGTCGCCTTGAGATAAAGTCGGGGGTCGCCCGAGTTGTTGTATAAAAAAAATCTAATCTAGAATATTATGTATTCTCACTATATAATTATGGCATATGGATCTTATGGAGGTAGTCGTGAATCTGAACCCAAGAGCAAACCCAAGAATGGATTGACTGATAAACAAAAGACAGCATTGAAGAGGCATATGGAACAGCATAAAGACCTGAAAGACATGTCACCCTCTCAACTTAAATCGCACAGAATGAAGATGATGTCTCGCATGCGTAAAGGAATGAGTATATCCCAAGCACACAAGGACATCGGCAAGTAAGCAAAAAAACATTTTTATTTTATCTCTGTGTTTTTACCCTGTTATATAATCATAATATAGCAAGATGACGAGTCGTTTTATTCAGCTCCGACCCGATAATGTCGATAGTAATGCTAGGATCTCCTTCAAGCAGGGTTTCCCAGTTCTCTCATTCACAATTCAATCTCAACCTGCGATACTTGATCCGCGATCGATTCGGATTAATGGCACTCTTGAAGTCTATCGTGACAACGCAGTCCCTCCCAATCCTGCTTTAGTCGCTGATGCGAATCCGATCACTATGGATAATCGTCTTGGCATTTACGCGATGTGGGATCAACTCGTAGTCCGTCATAACAAGACAAAGCAAGTCGTAGAACACATCCGACACTACAATCGCTATCTCCAATCATACTTGGGTCTCACTTCGTCCAAACAAGACTTAATGACTCATATGAACAATACTGCTCTGATTCAACCTAATTCAGAGAGTATGCTGGTGAATGTTGTCTCGTCTGCAGCGGGTCGCACCCCAGCTCAGGGAGCCAATAAGAGACCTTTCTCGTGCCATCTGCCCTCAGGTTTCAGTATGTCTGGAAACTCTATTAACTTGATGGAGAGTTCTGTGGGTGGATTCCAGATTGAACTTCATCTGTCTCCCGATAGCAACTGTCTCTTCTCGAAAGATGGTGTCCTCACCGCCAATAACCAAGACGCTCACTATGTCTTAGGAGACTTATCGCTATCGTGTGAAGTCCATGATATTCCTACTGAAGATATGGCAAAGATGGCGGCTCAGACCTCGGGTGCTCTCGATTTCAACACAATATCTACGGTCTATACTTCATTCAACACAGGCAACGCTCAGCTCCAGTATGATATCGGTCTGAAGAATCTTCAGTCTGTCTTTATGTCATTCTGTCCCTCAGGTAATATTAACACTCTGACTGAGAATGGTCTGGCGAGTTATTATCCGAGTCAGGTTGGCGGGACAATCGTGGATATGAAGAACGTTCAGTTCCTCCGAGGCGGTCAGAAATATCCAGTGGATTTTGATATGGTGACAAATGTAAATGACGCTCAGAATAATTCTGTCGCTGCTCCGAACGGTGGCACTCTCGCCTCAAGCGACGGTCAGCTCGCGAAACAATTCGCCGAAGCGATTATCCCCGAATACATGCTGGATCGCTCGTCTATCAAACCTCAGAACTCGAACCGAAACTTCGCGATGACGGCGAATGGTAATGTGGTTACATCTTACAAGCAGATCCCCGATGGTGGAGGTCTGTTTGGGATTGGTATGCGATACAGTCAGTTTGGTATGGGACAGGACTTCTCGACTCAGCAGTGGGGAGTGTCTCTCGATAATAATCTCGTGACAGATAATCCCATCTCCACTTTCATCTACTTTAAGAACAAGAGCACCTTGGTCTGGTCTCCATCTGGAGTTCAGGTCTTATCCTAAAAATCTCGCGTTTAATCTCTAGGATTATTATGATTCCAAGAGTATAATGAACGGCAAGATATATAGAATATTGGATAATACAAATGGCTCATTCTACATAGGATCGACCATCAAAGACTTAAAAGAAAGATTAAGAGGACACGAGACTTCTGCAAGATCATCAGCAGAGGGATATGGTCTTGCGTCAAAAGATATCATTCAAAATGGAGATTATGAGATTCAATTGCTAGAAGCATGTGAATGCGAGACACGCAAAGACCTCTTACAAAGAGAGCAATACTATATTGAACTTTATCCTCGTTGTTTAAACAAAAATCGTGCGTGCCTGAATCCACAGGTAAAGCGGGATATTGATAAACAACGATATCTTCAAAATAAAGATGTTATCCTTGAAAAGAAGCGGATCTATGACAAGACATATATCAACTGTCCGTGTGGCTCAGGATACTCTATGTCTCACAGAGCAAGACATCTGAGAACAGATAAATGTCGTAATTTTCACCTCAATAATAATATAGAGTCTTGTATATGTCCTCCGTGCTCCAGTTAGTTTTGGATTATTGTCGTGGGGATTATTTGAAGATGGAGAAAGAGTTGGAGAAGTTAAGATCCAAAGCATTAGAGTTAGAAACAGATAGTCATTCATCGGATTCCGACTATGAACCAGATGAAGACGAAGAAGACCTAGTAGATAGTGAGTATGAAGATGAGATAGAAGAAGAGCGTATAACCATAGTCAAGTATAAGTCTGGTCATTGTAAGATACTTTAATTTCTATACCACCGATTTATTTTATTTTTCGCATCTAGTATATAATGTAGGCATCACTATATACTATGGCAGAAGTTCCAGATCTCCTACGCTTGTCAAAGGTCCCAAGCAATCTTCAGCAGAACGTGGAAACCGACCTGATTGAGACTTCTACCTTCCAAGAGGCAACTGCGTCAGGCACGGGTTTTGCGAGGTTTGACCTTCAGCAGAAGGGTTTCCTGCACTCGCATTCAAAACTCTTTCTGGGGGTCGTTGCTCCAGCGGGTCAGGGTGGTTTTGCTCATTACCCTCCTAATATTGGTATTGGTTCGTTAGTTCAACGAGCCGTCTTGAAATGTGGCAACCAGACTCTGAATGAAATTGATGATTGGTCTCACCTTCATATGATTAAGTCCGCACAGTTAGATAATGAGAATAACGTGGAGCGTGAATATTACACGACGGGTCGTGTGATGAACTTTGACTTTATTCACCCCGCAACAATAGCGGGTGGTGCGGCACGGCAACCGAATATCTCTAGTATTTACGGATTAGCGAATGGTCGTGATAAGCTCGCTCTTGGCGGAGGCAATTTCTCGGTAGATGCGATGCCTTTTGCTAGGATTGTTGCTGGTGCCCCTCACGAAGCACCGACCTATTCAATTGATTTGTCTGACTTGTTTCCCTTCCTGAAAACTCACTCACTTCCCCTGTATATGATCGAGCAACAGATGTCGGTAGAAATTCACTGGTCTCCGACTGTGGATCACCGTGTTCAGTTGTCGGTAGCGAAGGCGGCCGCGGGTGATTACCTGCTTGATACGAATGAACTGAAACTTTGTGCCGATTATATTTTCTATGACGGCGAATTAATGGCGAAGTATGCTGAAGCAAATAGAAACCTAGAGTTCTCGTTCCCCGATTACCGACTCTCGAAGAGTTCCATCACCGACGTCCAGCTCGGAGTCGGTCAAGTCCGCAATCTGGGGATGGCGAATAGATTATGCTCGCGTGTGCTGACAATTGTGTGTAATGATACTGAAGACGATCAGGGTATCCTCGGAAAATATAATTCGTGTTGTCCTGACAGGGGACACGCTGGATTAAATCCAGGCGATTCTGGTGCCGTGAAATATAATATCCGATACAACGACAGATTTGAATTCCCTCAAGCACTCACCAACAAGTCGCATATCTTCTCACACTTCCAGAAGTCCGAGGGTGTCTTATTCTTGCCGAATGAACTTTATGCTGACGAGATTGTGGGTCTTCCTGGAAACACTCAACAGTATTGTCGTCGTAATCAGTCGAATCACAACTCAGGATTGGCAGGTATAGAGTGGATGATGGGGACTCGCCTTACGACTGGGAGAGTTGGGGTCAGAGGTATAGAATTACATTTGACTCAGGAGAATATGGACGGTCCCCGAACATACACAGTTCGGTCATACTGCGAATACGCGAGATTAGCAAAGTTAGAGGACGGATTCCTTACCGTTTTTAACGCGTAGATAATAACCCATGATTCTTAAGTCATATTTTTAACAACTCACATTTTAATCTATTCAGATGTAAATATGAGCATTCCCTATGAGGACACGATACTTATTGAGTGTGATAGAAATGCTTGCGATGTCAAGCAAGAGGATAATAAGGCATTATGGGTGAATCAACTCAACGATTCGGTAATGATGCTTCCGGGAGATCGCGTAGAAGTCTTCAATAGTTTCATCAATGACTCTGGCTCAGGTTCAGAAAATCCAGTTGAATTTAGGGGATCTAGTCTGAAGAAGACTCATCGAATCCAACGAACGCAACATCTAGACGTAGATTATCGGACCTATATCGGAGGGACAAGAAATTTCTACACTGCTTACTCTGCATATGAAACGGTCACAGAAGACGTTGAACTCAAGGATAATGAGGCACATACGACCTTGACTTATTATAAGACGATGGACGGATTATCTTACGTCCAAGTCCCACGGAGATATTATCCAACGAGTCTTAGCCTCGCAACTGGGACAGCAACGGCGAAAGTGTGGGCGGAGCAAGATCAAGTCACATTAGGGAGAACTCATCGGGAGAGAAATGACACTGCCATAAACGGAGGCAATGCGAACACGTCTGATGAGAAAGTGTATGGATATGTCCTTGAAGATTTGAAGAGTATGCGTAATTATCTCTTAGGGGGTGCTTTCACTGAATATGGTGCGATTCAGCATTGGATCTCCAAGAATGATAATACGAAATATACGATATTCAGACGCAGATTTAATTGTCATCCTCTGAACGAACATGTGCCTGATAATTTCCCTGTGACGGGGGCAGGTCCTCAGGGATCTCCTACCATAAATTCATTCTTCCCTCCTTATTATGCGAGAGATCCAGAGTATTTTGATTACGATATTTATCGAGAAACTCTCACATTATCGGTGGATAAGGGATTCCAAGCGTCCAAGAATATCGCTGATAAAATCACCCAACAGATGCGAGAAACCGAGATCTTACCGACTGAAAGACGACTTCACCAAATCAATCAACCTGTAGTCCCTACCGACAAACCTCAGTTATTCTATGATTTGAATAAGCGTGTAGAGAGTAAGACTTACAAGACTTTCGCTGCGTGTAATGAGACTACGATGAATGAAGAGTGGTATGCGAGTGGATTATTCAACGGCAGTGTGCCAGCAGATGTCCTTGCTCCCACAACAGCGACGGGATTTGCGGGAGTGAATTTAGTGGATAGTGGTGATCCTGTGTTTGGACGAGACGGCGGATATCAGGTAACGGATGATTCAAACCGATCAGCGGCACGCTATTACCAAGGATACGAATTTATTGCGGTGAAGCGTCCAGAGATATACGACACGGGGACAAAGATGAATGATATCTTTGGATTCAAACTCGCCTTTGATCACTTTCAAAACAATAATGAGACCAAACCGATTGTGATAGATCAACCTTATTATGATATACCCTCGCTCGCGGGTGGGAGATTCGTGCCCTCTGTCGCACTGGTAAGAATGAGAGACTTCTTCAAATCACAGGCAAACTACCCTGAGTTATTCAGCGAGGATAATGTTATCAATATGTATCCTAAGGGAGCAGATAATCCTTACTGGACCACGACGACAGGTGCGGTCTTCGTGAATAAAGATAATGCGAGATTCTTACATTTCAACGCAGCAGTTTCTGCAGGTGCTTCAGGGATAGATGTCAATAGTAATCTTGTCTCTCAAGATACAGGTCGTTATGATTTAACAGATCACCCGAACCCTGACTTCACCCAACTCGGCAACTCTTACTATGATTATCGTGGGACAACCGCAAAAGGAGTGCCACCGAGTTTCAATCGCACTTTAGTTGAGAGAACTCAATCAGATCCTTTCTATACCTTTTATAATCCAGATGACGCAGATACGTTCTATGAGATACCAAATGATTTTAATGATTCAAATCCTACTCTCTTATCCTTCGGTGCTTTCGGAGCTTTCGGTCAGACCCTAGCAGATAATAAAATCATCATCTATCCGAATAAGATTATCAATACTCAAACAAATACGGGGGTAGGATGCCCTCGGTCTTTCTTTCACTCGACAGGGGGTCCCCACGATGTGATGGAGGCAACTCAGAAACTAGGATTTGACCGTCATTGGAACGCGTGGGGGACGTCCGTGATTGTGTTATGCTCAGGAGTGCCGACAGTCGCCTACGCATCAGGTATAGATCCGACACCAGGATCAGCATCCATTTACCAATTTACTCCTGGAGAGCAAACTGCAGACTTATCCATTCCGTTTGGAGGAGGCACGGGATCTGTATTTCCTCTGGCAAACACAGCGACTATCCTGAATAATGTCGAGACGAATCTATACAATCTCTATACGTATTGTGGAGCAGATCTCCCTGAGTTTGGATTTGATGGGGAATATTTCTTTTTCAAGAATCTCCACACTCCGCTAAACCTAGGCAATATGAAGCTCACGCAACAGACAGAGGCAGAGTTAGAGTCCGCGGCTGAAGATGTCTATAAGATAAATCCCGATCAGCAATATACGAATTTTACCCCAACACAATTCCCTTACGAACAACCTGTAGAGTATCATTTGTTAGGAGCAGAGGATCCCTCTAAGAATGACCTCACACGCACGAGAACCAATACAAACCTAGAGAAGTTTGCTCTCTATGACACGACAACAGGTATATTCTTTGAGGACTTCGGATACTCAGAGGAAACATGGGATTCAGGATTATGGGGGAGATTAGGATTCACGTATGAGCAATTCAACTCACAGACAAATAGTCGCAACGTTCGTATCACAAGTAAGAACTCTCAGGATCTTAATGTTGTCACAACAAACGCGTCGGTTGAAGCGAGAGATTCGAAGAGTTGGTGCGTAGATCAATTTAATCAGAGTATCTTTGATGGGACATTCAGTCATCCGCAGAATATCTATGTGGAGAACGCGGGAGGTGGTCTTCCAAGCACTTATTTTCGTGTGTGCCAGTTTCCTCGAATCACAGAAAGGGCAACAAGTCTCACAATCTCTGCAAAAAATTACCCCTTATCACTTGAAGAGGGATACTACACAATCAGAAGCGATATAGTCCCACAATCAAGTTTCGTATCAGGTTCAGGCAATACTCATCTTCCAATTGTAGGGATTGTGAATAAGCAATCACCTCAGGGAGACTTCTACATCTCACCATCATCAGAACTCAGATTCACGATTACCAAACCTCAGATAGTCACGGCAATCAAGGTTGCGATATGTGATCCAGACGGAGAATTTGCGATCTTGAATGACAGATCAAGTGTCATATTCAAACTCACAAGGGATAGACAAATTGATATGAATGTCGCGAAAGAAGTCTTCGAGAAGTTTGCGAAGAAGGGTTCATTGTAAGCAGTAGTGAGTGTTAGGATGTTTTTTGCGACTGTGAGTATGTATAGTTGTTTCACATGTATCTTCAACATAAATCGCAGGATAGTAATAATTCACGGGATACGGAAACCCAAACAACATCGTATCCATAGCTCTCAATCTGACACAACCTTCTAACCATTCTAACATATTCTCTGCTACTTTCCAAGAGGGGATATAATAGGCGACCATCATCAGGATTCGGTGCTCGCTTCTATCAAGTGAATTTAAACCCTGTCTAGATATGGGGAAGTCATCAGGATCTTTCAAAGGTCCGTCATTCATTCTGCGATGAGTGAAGTATCCTCCTAAATAACAAAAGTAATTACCAAGTGCTTCAGGTGAAGGCAACTCGTTCATCTGAATCGCATCATCTTCACATACTATTACATTATTTAACCGACGTCCTACGATATATTCGAGAGTCCTGTAATGAGATAAAAAACAAGCACACTTCGCGCGATGCTCCTTAGGGTTCATATTCCAATAAGAAACCATTCTTTTCAGAATAGGGTGATCTTGTAGGTCGTTGCCGTCTGTGGCTGTGATTCGCGTCCAAGTGTCATCAAACTTCTGTCTCCTATCGTGAGACCTCTCAAGATTAATATATAGTTTCGTATAGTTCATCTTAACTTCTTCAATATAATATAACCATCGTCATTATGATTATCAATCTCCCCAACCTTCACTAACGTCAATATACAACCGATAAGCATCTTCTTGTGAAACTCATCGGGTTTTTGCCACTCATCACAAGCGTCCATCAACAATCGCTTACATCGTTTCCGTTGCTGACCTATATCCAATCCTGATTTGAATCCTGCTCTCATAATCGCATCACAGATATAATTCAGATCCCCTTCATCATCTACATCTTGCTTTCCGATATAATTACCGCGATACCAGAAGTGAGCCTCTTTCATCATCTATGCTTTCTTCAAATGTGTCTTATCAAATTTATGTGCTTTACTTGAAGGATCAATTGAGGCATAGACTCGTGCCATCGCCCACTGTTCCGGAGATTTAACCTGAGGTCTTACAGATTGCGGATTTGTTTTGTATGCCCCAATACCTTTGTTATAGATGGTCTGAAGACCGCTTCGCTTATACCCAGTTGTCTTGGCTATCGCTGTAAGACTATGGGACTTATCTTTGGGAAACCCATATTTCTTGTTATACTTCTGTTTATATGTCAGACCCATATATAATCTACTAGATAATATTATGCCGATTAAAGTAGTCATCAAGAAGTCCTCGAATCCCGATAAGAAGTTGATGGCAATCTTCTACAAGCATGTCGGAGGTCCCAAGATCAAGACAACTCATTTTGGTTCGGCGGGAATGGACGACTTCACGAAGACCCGAGATCCTGCACAGAAGAAGCGATATCTGGATAGACACAGGGCACGAGAAAACTGGCAGGATTACATGTCGGCGGGTGCGTTGTCTCGATGGATTTTGTGGGACAAACCTACACGAGCGGAGAGTATCAGAGCATACAAAAAAAGATTCAATCTAGTCTAACTTAATCCTAATGACAACCTAACCTATGCCTCACATTCCAGAAGCTCTTCTAGTTCAAATCCCTCATACATCTTCTTATACATTTCCTCGTCAAACTCTTCTTTCAAGAAGTCGTTGAATTCTTCAGGTTGATTTTTGGCAGAGTCCTGGAGAAACCGTGATTCTGCCATCCACATATCGCCGACAAACCTCCTATTCTCGTCCGCTTCAATAACCTTCTTGCGTTCGGCGATGACCTCATCTTTGAGTTCCTTAATCTCCTTCTTGAGATCCTCAATATCACCTTCAAACTCATCAATCTCACTTCGCAAATCATCAGCATTCGCGAGACCCCGTTCTTGTGCTAGACTCACGAAGTCTTGATAATCTTCAGGATCGATATCTTGCTCCCATAACCAGGAGACATCTTTGGCGAGCTCCTCAGTATCTTCTGCAGAAGATACTTCAAGAAGTTCGTTGATTGGTGCGAGTTGCTCCTTGAGTTCCTTGTTCTCTGCCTGTAGTTTCTCAACCTTTCCCATAAGTTCTGCCCTGCTCTTCACACTTTCCACATACATCTTCTTGAGTTCTTCCTCTGTGATTGACGGCATCTCAATTTGGATTTCCCAATCGGACATCTTTCGTGTTTCGTAAGTTGAGAGTTGTGTTTCAAGTCCTATCAAATTTCGCAGTTGCTTTTGTGTTTATAATTGAGGATCA